CAGCTATCAGGCAACCACTTCGGAACCCTGGTAAGCCCGTTGGCGCCGACGGCGTCACAAATATCGCTTTCTGGACCGCGACGGCACGGACGCTGGGGGACAATAGCACCACCCCCTTGAAGGCTTTCTCCGCGGCCCGGTCTTCAACAACTTGTTTCATGCGCGGTCTTTCGGAAACTGTAGAGATCAACACCAATAGCGGAGCTATGTGGGAGTGGCGTCGCATTTGCTTTTGCGTCAAAATACCCGGTGTTGCGATCAACTACAATGATACCACGTATGGTTACGCACGTTACTGGTTGTCACTCTCTGCGTCGAACTCAACTGGCGATCAGACGCAGTTCCAGAACACTCGTGATCTGGTCTTTAAGGGACAGAACAACATCGACTATGACAACCTTATGACTGCCAGCGTCGATACGTCACACGTCGACCTGAAGTATGACAAAACTGTCCGAATTTCGTCTGGCAATACTCTCGGCAACCTTCGCCGATTCAAAATGTGGCACCCAATGAACCGTAATCTAGTGTACGACGATGACGAGACTGGCACTGCAATTTCTTCTGGAGCACTCAGCGTGCGCAATAAGGCAGGGATGGGGGATTATCACATTATGGATTTGTTTAAGTGTCAGTCTCAGGATGCCGCTGACATACTGAACGTATCATCCACAGCTACGTTGTATTGGCACGAAAAATAGGCCTAGATACATCAATGAAAATCGCATTCTGCTCAAGCCAATTTGCATCTGACGCGTCCATGCTCTGCCGTGGATCGTCATTGCTTATCCAAATGGATGGTTTCCCCCAGGCAACCAGACATGGATCCCTGTAAAGCTGTTTGACGCTTACCGTCATCTGCGCACCCAACCATTCTTTGAATGCAGGGAAAAACTTAATTCCACCCCTGATATCATCAAATACGGCGTACTCAACTGAGGCCGCCTTCATACATTCTGCGCCACTTACGAGTCCCACGTTGTATATGTGGCGTCCCAAAGATCTGGCCCACAGAGTCTTTCCGGTCCGTGTTTCTCCATATAACACCAAGGACAGGGGTCTACCTAAAATCGGTTAGCAAGCGGTCCGTGGGGCCCCCCCGAGCCCCCGAGGGAGGGGGTGACGGCGCGCGCCAGGGAACATCACGTTAAAAAGGATACCCTTTCAGGAAACAGGACGAACCCCCCTTGCGGGGGTGAGGAGGACGTACCTATCGGTGGTTGTCCCAATCCAATACCAGTTGACGATACCCAGTCATCTCGTCCGTCAACATCTCCCCCAACAAATTCAAATCCTCCGGGTGACTCATACACGGGAGGAACTTCTGCAAAGCGCCAATCGGCAAATTTCTGCAACTGCCCGAATGAGCAACACAGAGACTTTGGATCCAGCTCCTCGACCAGGCGCCAAAACTCGTCTCGATCCTCTGCACCCGCAATTTGAGACCAGAGATCAAAAGTCTTGCCAGATCCACTTCGGCCCGAAGGCCGTTCGAGGCCGCCAGCCACGACGTCGCCATCCTTGATTGCGTAGTCGTAACCCTTTTCTGGTGTTCCTTTAGAAGGCTGGATGTTTGCGTGCCGACCGTCCACATCGAATACATCAGTCTTTCTACTTCGAAACTTCCGTCCGAAGTCAACAAACACGTGGAGATGAATTCCGAGATCCGCGTGATGCTCTCGTCCGATGATGCACTCAGCTCCCAAGTCTGTAAAGCGGCTAAGCACTGCCCACTCGGACAGGTCGCCGCATTGAGCGTAGGTGACGAGAAAGTAGCGGGCATTGCAATGAAAAGGCATGTGTCCAAATGGTCCTGGGCGAAACTAATATTATAGCCCAGGACACAGGGCACACCTGCCCGACTATATAGGCACGCTCTACCCCGCTTGAGCGGCCTCAACAAAAATGCCGTTGGGAGACGGATACGAGTGTGGCTGCTCCGCTACTGCGACTAGCGCCTCATGCCCACACAAAAGCGGATCCTCCAATATTTCGCCTGCCGAGATCCACCCCGACGAAAATCAAAAAGATGCCCCGAGTGTCACGGAAAAGGTACGGCCGACGCAAGTCTGGTTCGTACAAGGGAAGAAGGCCAACAAAAACTTCCGCTCGGCGTTCGCGGTCCACCGCGAGAACGCGACGCTACAGGAGACCGAGCAAGAAGATGATTCTCAACGCGAGTTCAACAAAAAAACGTGACACGATGCTCACCATTTCCCGCCTTGGGTACGGTGCTACAGCTATCAGGCAACCACTTCGGAACCCTGGTAAGCCCGTTGGCGCCGACGGCGTCACAAATATCGCTTTCTGGACCGCGACGGCACGGACGCTGGGGGACAATAGCACCACCCCCTTGAA